CAAGACTTCTACATGGACATGTATGGAACACACACCCCGCAAGATGCAAAACGCGGCTTTGCACCATCAAGATGCGAGACCATGTTTCCTCTTGGCAATGGAACTTATGAAAGATGTGATAATCCATTGAGAACTAAAAAAGAGAGAGAAGATATGCAATGTCGCCATTGTACAGAAATAGAGGAAAGGGAAGAATCAGAATGAGTTGGCAAGATATCGTGAAAGAAGATATTGAAGAATTTCCGTTGGTTGACCAATTTCGGGGAATGCTAAAAGAATTTAGCAAACAAGCAGAAACAATAAAGACACCTCTAGACATGCTTAATTTATTCAAAGAAATAGAAGAAACAGTGGATGCCACTATACCTACAATAGAAGACATACATCGACACTCCATGCAGAAACCTAAAGAGGGTTTTTCAGATAGAGAAGCAAGACCTGAATTTGCTAGAGAAGTAGATAATCAAAGGCTGTAATTGAAATGAGTTGGCAAGATATAATCAAAAATGAAGAAGATGACCCCTTGGGTCTTAACGAATATTACGCCAAAGAACAAAAAAGATACGATGAAGCAAATAAAATGTTAGACAAGATTATCAAGACATTAAATGATACAAAAAGAATTATCAATTCTGAGGAGGGAGAAGTCGGAGATACATATCTTAGGGAAATTGCTTCTCTTCGTGATATGGCAGAAAAGTTGCGAGAAAAGGCATTTGTACCCGGTGGCGATGATTATGAGAGTTCATATGACACAAACATTGACCAAAGAATGTATGATATGAGAGGAATGTAAGAATGAACATGAAAGGAATACTAAAAAGAAATCTTAAGGAAAAACTAAATGAGTTCAGGAAGGAGGAAGAGGCATGAGTGACGAGAATAACGAGATGCTACTGCTCCTGAAAGAACTGGTTGGCAAGGTGAAATCCTTGGAAGAGGTCGTTTATCAGAAAGATAATCTACTGATGAAGAGCGGGCTTGTGGTAGTCGATAGCCCACGGCCATCGATGAACAACGAGCAATCAGGAATGTCAGGAGACACAATAGCGAAGATGGACTGGTCGGAAATCAACCAAATCATAGAGACAATAGAGGGATAGAATGGGAAAAGAGGAAATCATACAGGAAGCCATTGCGAAGGCGAAGGAGATTATACAGGAAGCAGGACATCTAGGAATCCTTGAGAACAAGGATGACCTGATGGGAGAGGAAGTCAAGGTCAAGAAGCCAAAGAAGAATCCATCAGAAGAGCCAATCCCGAAGACAAGCAACATCGAAGGGAAGGAAAACAAAACAAATGATGGCACTATGAAAAAGTCGTCTTGGTTCAACACTGGTGAAGCGAGACAGGTGTGAGGATGAATGCCTCGTTCTGGTCTAGCATTTGAGAAGGAAGAAGACGGACTCACGAAGAGAGTCCTTGATTTCTTTGAGCGTACTAGATTCGCATACTTATCAGCGAAGGAAGACCCATCCGAGTATGGGAAGAAGTGGAAGAACATCGTCAAGAAGATTCGTGAGGACTTCGACCAGATGAGCAACTTCGCTAGGGAGTTGAAGGAGTATGTCACAGAGAAGACTCTGTTTGATGATGATGTCTATGACCCGAAGTCCGGAACAGCCGAGTCTCTGTTCAAGGAAATAAAGGAGATGAGATTCAAGTCGGAGAAGATAAGCGACCCCTTCTCCAAGTTGCTAGGTGATGATGTCATTGACACATTCATGGAGAAACCAGATGTCTTCATATCATTCATCCACTATGCGATGCGCTCTCATCCTAACAAGATGCCTGACAAGATATACGAGTCACAGAAACTCAAGCCTGACCAGATAACACAAGGAACGATGGGTCTCGACTTGAAGGTAGAGGACATCCCGCTTTACATCATAGAGCATTATGGTGCAGAAGGAAAGGACACTCGTAGGGTCAAAAGCAAGTTCAAGTCAGCATTCTCTAGATTGAAGGAGATGTACAACGAGACCTATCCGGAAGACAAGTGGGATGCTCTTGTTGATTTGGATGTGGTGAAGGCAGAGAAGAGCGAGGAGGAGAAGCAGGAAGTTGACTTCATCATACCCAACAAGCCAATGTATCGAATCTTTGAGACTGATGATTTGAAGCAACTCAAGGGGTTCAGCGGTGAGTGGTTGGTTCAAGAGAAGTACGATGGAATGCGAATACAGATTCACAAGGATGGGGACAGCATCAAGATATACTCATTCAACAAGAAGGACATCACGGATAAGTGTCCATTGCAAGTTAAGGAGATGGAGAAAAAGAACTTCGGGGACTGCATACTCGATGCTGAACTCACGCTCTTCCTAGATGATGAGCCGTTGCATCGTGCTGATACCGTAGCGCATGTGTTCAAGAAGGAAACCAAGGGAAGACTATCTGCTCACGTTTTCGATATAATGAAGCACGAAGGAAAGATGATTGCAGATGAACCATTGAGAGAAAGAGTCAACATTCTCTTCTATCAGTACAGTTCCCATTCAACTGAGAACCTAGCCTTCCCATCCAAGAAAGACACTAGGATAGCAGACTCAATCAAGGAGGTCGAGGATTACTCCAAGGTGATAATGGAACTGCCATCATCAGAAGGAGTCGTAATCAAAGACATAGAATCCACATACATCATTGGAAAGCAGAAGAACCCAAAGTGGATAAAATGGAAGAAGTTCGTTGATTTGGATGTCGTGGTCTTGGATTCCAAGAAGACCGCAAGTGGCCTGTACTCTTACACTATGGGAATAGGGCCAGTCAATGCTGAGACAGCAAGAACCTACAAGACCATTGAACTAGGAGATAAGGCATATCTTTCGGTTGGGAAAGCATTGAACACTAAGGAGAAGGTCGATGTTGGTGATATAGTCAGAGTCAAGGTAGATGAGGTGAAGAAAGGCAAAGATGGTTTCAGTCTCTACTCTGCTAAGGTGATAGAGATACCAGAGGTAACCGAATCTGACAAGGTGGATACCTTAGAGCAACTCTCAACAAAGACCAAGAAATCACTTGACTCTGCCATAGAGTACATCGCTGGTAAGGGAGTTGGTGACAAGTTCAAGGTGATGAGCGGTGTTGATGAGAAGGTCAAGAAGGGATATTACATCACAGATGACATACATGGAACTGCTGAGATAATCCTCAAGTCTGACCTAGATGGGTTTACCATCTATGGTTTCAGCGGTGATGACCTGATGCAGAAGAATGCACTGTACAACATCGACATCTGGAAGGAACAAGTGACCGAGATACTCAAAACGAAAAGGTCCGAACTGAGGCTAGGAATCAGAAACGACATCATTGAACACGGTGATGACCCCAAGCCATTTGACAAGATACTAGAGTTCGTAGAAGAACACTACAAGGAAATCTACGAGGAACTATTTGAGATGAAGCCTGAGAAACTCATGTCATGGATGAAGAAGCAGGAGGACATACAGTACGTTCACCCTAACAAGTTTCAAGCAAGAGATGACGTTCTTGAGAAAGATGTTGAGGAGTTAAAAAAAAAGGACACGCCTGACAAAGGCAGATTCAAGTTGTTCCAACGAGAAGACGGGAACATAGACTTCGTAATCAGAGCAGGTGGCGAGAAGATGGCATGGACAATAGACATAGAAGACACAGAAGATATATTCAATCTGTTTGGAAAGTCAGGTAAGTTTCCGGCAATTGTAGCAACTACTGTCAACGAGGAGAAACTTCTCGATGCAGGTGACTTAGAACTAGGGGTTCAGAAAGATGGATACCATGAGTATAGATTAGATGGTGACAAGTTTCAGACTAGAATGCATGTGAGAGTTGTTCCATTGGATGAGCAAAAAACATGGTTGGCTTGGACTGGAAAGAAGCAAGAGATGTTGGATAAAACAGATGACGAAGGAGTATGGATAATATCAGAAGATAAGTATGCTGATTTGCCATTTCCGGAAGAAAATAGCGAGTAGGTTAAATAGTAAAAGAAACAGGTGATTGGAGTGTCGGGAAAGACAGGAGTATTATTGAAGGCAGAAACTAGTGCTGAATTTAACATATTAAAGTCAGATAATCTAGTAATTGGAGGGTATGCATCTATAGAAATTGTAGACAAGCAAAATGACCTAATTACACTAGATGCGTTGGAAGAAGCAGTCAAGAAATACATGGAAGAAGAAAAATACAGAAATGTAATGTCAAATCATTCAAATGTTCAAGTTGGGGAGGTTGTAGAAAAATACCGAGATTCAAACGGTGTCTTACACAAAACAGGTGTAGATGACGTTGGTTTCTATGTAGTAATCAAGATGCGCGATGACATCGAGAAGGCTAAGGAAATCTCAAGAGGTATTAGGAAAGGAACATTACGGTCTTTCAGCATAGGTGGACAAGCGATATCAAAGAGACAGAGAAAATCTGAGGAGTTTGGGGAATACAACGAGATAGAAAAACTTGAGTTGCATGAAGTTACTGTCTGTGAAAAAGGAATAAACCCGGAAGCGAAATTCGACATTTTAAAAATGGAGGAAAAAGAAATGAGTGAAAAACTGGAAAAAGCACTTGAGGAGTTAAATGACTTGATGAAGCAAGTCAATTCCCTCCGCAAGGAAGAAGAAGAAGAAATGGAGAAAGGTGACATGTCAGAGATGATGGACACTGATGAAGACGAGAAGATGATGTCTGAAGAGGAGAAAATGGGCGGCGAGATGAAGATGGCCGATGAAGACGAGAAGATGATGGGAGACAAGGAGGAGAAGGCTCTTGATGAGGATTCAACAAGAGACTACGAGGCCGGAGAAGAAGTCGTCACTGGCGGAAACCCCGTCGCAACCCCAGCACCTCTAAAGGTATCTAAGGGATTGGAGAACAGCGATTTCTCCACTCTTGACCTAAGCGTTGAGAATGTCGAGAAGGCATACGAAGCGTTCAA